ATCAACGGATCGATCTGCTGGTTTTCGTCGCCCTTGTAGAACCGGAACTTCGTGTCGACTTTGAAGTCGCCGCCCGCACCGCGCAGAAGCTTGCCGTCGGCCCAGATGCGTCCAATGCTGTGCGCTGCCCGCGAAGACAGCGCGACCGCAAGCGAGACCGAATAACTGTACGTCGTATCGGGCTGGCCTTTAGCGCCCGACATCTGGCTGCTCTCGACCAGGTCCGTCGCCCAGACGACAGTCCCCGCGACGTGCATATTTCCATAGATGCGCGGGATCTGCGTGCCGTAGCTCGAGCTTTGAACCTTGAGGTCGCCGAGCCGTGGACCGCGTGTGGTTGGGCCCAGCAGTTGCTGGTCGATCGATTGCCCAACCAGCGCGCCGATCGCTCCCCCGACCGGTCCGCCCAGCGCGGTTCCGATTGTGCTGAGAACGAGCGTCGCCATCGATCAGCGACTCCGCCCGCGAACATGGCGCCGGTACGCAGCGATCAACGGCCACCCGGGCATGCCCGGCGTCTCAACGACGCGGCGCAATCCAGCATGCGCGTGAACGAAACCGCTGGCCGTCCGGACCGCGAGATGAAGCTGTCGCTCGGCGATCGTCATCAGCATGATGTCGCCCGGCGCGAGCTGTCGCCGAGACACGCGGCGGAAATGCTTCAATAACGCAGCATCGAGCTCGAGAGGGTCTTCACCGCGCAACCGGTAGTTTTGGCGGCCGAACGCCGAATCGATTCCAAAGGTCGCAAGCACGACGCCGACGCAATCGAGACCGTGCGGCTCTCGTCCCTGCGGACGGAATCGCGTTCCAACAAGCGCGCGGGCGCGCTCGGCATAATCGATGGCCATCGTGGTCAAGCTCCAGGGTAACGGGTCAGCAGGTCATTGCCCGGCAGGTGCGGCTCTCCGCGGAAGTTGCTGGCGTTGGCGAACCGTCCGACGCACGTCGAGAACCTCTTGTCACAACCTTCGCGCAGCTCCACGCGACAGCCGCTTTCGACTGCGGCGCGCGGCAGGTCTCGCACCACGACAATCGTGCCCTGCGCGGAGAGGATCACTGTCGAGAGGCCGCAATTCGCGCCGCTCATGTAGCGCAAGCGCCCGAGGACGAATCGATCATCGATCGGCTCGTCCAGCGTGAACTCGCCATCGTTGCTGCCGACCACATTTGCGACTGCGGCCCGGCCAGCCAGATCGATCCGGCACCTCTTGTCGCCCAGTTCAGCGCGGCACTCGGCTGAAGTCGAAGGGCAAACAGGGTCTTCGAGCCCCGCCGCCGCACCCTGCAAATCGGCCGAGAAGCTTTCGCCATCGACCGAGACGCTTCCAATGTTCCCACGCAGGAGCTGGATGGGTTGTGCGCTCAGGTCCTGCCAGTCGACCGCCGTCAGACTCACGCTGGCACCGTCCCAGCGCCCAAGCGAGAGATCTTCTGTGGCCAGTGCCTCCGAGCTGAGCGCGCCAGCCACTTCTGCCGACTGAGGTTCGATTCCCAGCTTGCGTGTAACGGCAGCCGGGACCATCCCGGGCTGCGGCTGATGCACGGCGCCTTCGCTGAGGATCGGCTTGTCATGGCTGGTCAGCCCGACGCCCGCGCCATCCGGCCGGTCCAGTCGCCAGCATAGAGCGACGCTCGTCAGCTCGCCGTCGACGAAGCTGCTCATTCTGGCGTCTCGCGTACTTCGACGAGCGGCACCGAGGGTGCCTCGCCGGCTAGGAACGTGGCCCGGTTGATCTCGAGCCGGTCTTCGCTGAATCGAACCGGCGTATCGAACCGATAGCCGGCGGTGATCACTGCTCCCGTCGCGGGCGGAGTCGTGAATTCGATGATGCCCTTGTCGCCAAGCGTCCAGCCGCTGACTTGTTCGACCGCATCGACCGCGACTCGGACCGTGCCCGGCACCGGCTTCGTGATGCGCCGCTGCTCACCCGATCCGTACGTCTTGATCAGCGCAAAGGCATCGGTCAGCCCGTCACCCGTTCCAATCACCTGGTCTTCGGCGACGGGATTTCCCGTCATTCCGTTGGAGCTATTGTCGTACGGATCGCGGAAGCGAAACGCGACCGCCGGACCCCTGCGCGCGCGGAAGAATGCGAGCAGGGTTTCAAGCTCTTCATCGCCGCGGACCCCAGGGCCGGCGTCAAACTGCAGCCGGGCCTGCGACCAGTTGACGTTGCGCGCTTCGAATCCGCTCGCGCTAGTCACGACATTGGTCGAGAATGTCGGCGCAACACTGGCCTGCGCGCCGATCTCGATCGGAAACAGAACGTCATCGAATGGCGTCACCGCCGGCTCCTCTCCAAAGATTGTCACGCCGTCGCGGAGCACCTGAGGTAGCGCCCACAAGAAAACCTCCGCGCATCCACGTCGCTGTGCCTCGATCGCCGCTGCGACGATCTCCCGCCACCGCTCGCGCTCGGTTCCGTCCGCAACGAAACCGGCGAAATAATGCTGCTCGGAACGCGGGTAGCCGAGGCGCGAGTCGACCTGCGCGTAAGCGGAATTGCGCAGTCCAGTCCGGCCGCTCGTCACCCAGTCGTAATCTTCGATTTGCAGCCCATCGAACGCCGGGCGCGCCCAGCTAAGCGGCAAGTTTGCGCGCCTCAGCTCGGGCGCCTCCGGGTCGAGCAGGGTCGGAAGATAGGCGAGCAGCAAAAGCCGCGCGTCCTCCGCGGCCATCTTGGCTGCCGCACCAATCGCCGATGTCGATGAGGCCAGTACGTCTCCGGCCTGGTCGAGCAACTGTATCTGCTCGGCCGTGAGCGACGAACGCACGTTCGCAATCTCAACCGGGCTGCCCCCAAGCGCGGATTTCGCCGCATCGTCGTACAGGCAGATTGCGCCTGCCGGTGTGACCCACCACCACGGCTCGCCGAGCTGCGCTTGCGGTTGCAGCCCCGCCTCGACGGAGATTGCCACCAGCTCCGCGACCACATTCTCGAGAAAATTGATCGCGTTCGCATTTGCCGGCGAGACCAAGGTCGAGGGCGGATCCCAGGCGGTCAGTGCCTGCGAACCATCGTACGCCCGCTGCTTCCACGAATCCGGGCAGAACATGTCGAGGATCTCGTACGAGACCGCCCAGATCACGTCATACCCGCGCGCCTTCGCAGCCCGTGCAAATTCCCGGTGCCATGCCAGCGCTGCACTGTTGAGCGTTCGGGCCGCGTCCAGTTTCCCGGCCCCGTCGAGCCCGAAATAATGGCTCATCCCCACATAGTGGTTGAGCACCTTGCGGCACCCGAGCCGCTGCACGGCCTGCACGATCCGCTCGGGCGGCAAATTGTACATGTCGTCGTAGGCTGTTGCGATCCGCAGCGCATGCTCCGGCGTCACTGCATCGTTGATCGCCAGCACGCTTCCCGACCCGTCGCAGCGAATGTTCGTGATCGTCGCGCTACCCTGCACGGGCGAGGCGAAGATCTCTTGCGAACCCGAGACGTAGCCCGGCGCCACCAGGCTGATGAACATCCGGTCGACGCGCTTGGGATCGACTCTCATCGCGTCTGCCGGCAGTGAGAAACCGCCGTCCAGAGCATCGAAATCGAGCGTCATGTCGGCGCTGGTCGGGCTTCCCGACGCATAATTCCACAAGCGCACCAACCAGACCTGCGCATTGCCTGCGCCATCTGTGCCCTCGATCGTCAACGTCGGGCCATTGATCGCGTCGAGCGCGATGACTCCGTTCGACTCCCAATGAAAGCTGAGGACGCAGTTCGAATAATCGCGGCTTGTCTCTCGCGCATGTGCGGGATGCGCATGCGTGTCTTCGCTTTCCCATATGAGGCCGACGAGATCGCCCTTGCGCAGGAATTCGGCAGTGACCGTGAGCCCATGCGCATCCGGTGTCGTGACGACGCTGGCGATCGCCCCACGCGGAAAGTCGACCGTCCAGTGGAGCGGATCGAACCGCTTCACAAATGTCTGCACGATCGGAGCGTCGGGCCGCGTGAACCAATAATTCATCGCCGCTCCACCAACGCCGAGCGGATCGCCCGCGCGACCTGCCTGCTCGATTGCCTCAAGACCTGCGGATCGGATGGCGCCGGCGTGTGGATGGCAATCGCGACGCGCACTTCACGTTGACTGCTGTTCGAGAAGTGCTCGATGCGCCCGCCGCTCGACGGAACAAACAGTTCGGGCCCGCGCTCGCCCACAACGTAGCCGCGCCCAGGGCTCACCGGCCCTCCCGTGGCGCGTCCGGGCAAGCCGAGCAATCCGGTAACGAGGCTTCCCAATCCGCTGAGCAGCCCGGCGCCAAGACCTTCGGATCCGCCAGACGGGCTGAACAGCGACCGCAGCGACGCTTGCGCAATGTCCGCCATCGCGGAGAGCGCAACTCGCTTCAGATCGTCGAAGCCGAGCTTTCCGGTTCTGATCGCACGCGCGAGCGCGCTGTCGATCATCGATCCGGCGCGTCCCGCTCCCGCGACCAGCGGGCCCTCGAGCTCGCCGCGCATTGTCCCGACGTCGCGCGCAAATGCCGACGTGTCGGCACGCACACTCACGACGAGCCGTTCGATTTCTTCATCCATGAATCAGGCCTTCACTCGTCCGGGAAGCGCCGGCGCAATTCGTCGATCGTCGCGGCGTCCGGCGCGTCCGCTGCGATGGGGCCGTGCAAAGCAAGCCCGAGTTCTGCGGGCGTCGACTTCCAGAACTCATCCGGCCGCCACCCGAGCAACGTGCTAACCGCGCCGCACAGCCGCGCCGCGGCATCGCCGAAGCTCCCGCCCATCAGCGGCCTTGCAGGATCTGCATCAGCACGAGCTTCAGCGTGGGAGTGACTCCAGCGAGTCCTTTCTCGATCACCGCTTCCCCGATCCGCTCACGCGTGATCGCCTTCGGACGAGCACGCGAGAGATGGTCGAACAAGGCCACGATCTGCTGCAACTTCAGCGCGCCTTTCGCAGCGCGCTCGACCATTTCGAACAACGATCCGAGCTCCTCTTCGGCCGCGACCAATGCTTCGAACGTCGGTCGAAGCACCAGCTTCTCGCCGGCGACTTCGATGCTCGCTTCGCCTCGATAGGGGTTCGCGCTCGTCACAGGGGCACAACTTCGCCCGAGCTTTCGAGCGTGACAGTGTAATTTCGCTCCCCGTTGAAGTCGCCTGCATATTCGAGGCGCGTCACCAGGAATTGACCCCGCATCCGGTCGCCGCTTTCGAAGCTGAGCTCATAGTTTTCGAGCGCACCGTTCAGAGCCACCGCCTTCACTTGAGCCTCTGCGCCGCTGCCCGTGAAAATCCCGCTAGCGGCCACCGACACCGACCGCACGCCGCCGCCCGACAAGAGCTCGCGCCAGCCGCCACTGCCCTTGTTGGTGATCGCCACCGCATCGCCGTTGATGGTCAGCTGCGTGGTCTTGAGGCCCGCCACCGTCGAATAGGCCGGCGTCGCCGAGCCATCGCCGATCTTGAGCAGGAATGCGCTTCCGCGTTCCGCCGCCATTCGTTTCTCCTTTTTTGCGCTTTCGTCATCCCGGACTTGATCCGGGATCCAGGAAGAGAGCGCGGTCAGCTCGTCGCGAGCATCCGCGCCCGAAAATCGATCGCAGCAGCCCAGGGTCCGGCGACATCGCGCAACACCCTCCGCCGCATCAGCTGGAGGTTCACCAGCTCCCAGTCGTTTGCGCTCGGCAACGATTGCAGCGCCTGCTCGACTTGATCCGCGAGGCCATGCAGCCGCACCGGCTGGTCATCCCACAAGGTGATCGCGACCATGACCTCGCGGCCGGCGCCGCTCTTGTGTCCCCAGTCGGTCTCGGTGGTCGCGTCGATGGCCGCATAGGGATAAGCCGCGCGGGCCGGCGGTCCATCGAACACGCCCGTCAGATCCGCCAGGCCATTGAGCGCGGTCGCGATTGCCGTCTGCAACGCGCCGCCCGCGCTCACTTCGATCCTCCCGCAAGAAACCTGAGGCTCGGATCGATCAGCCAGCGCTTGATGATCCCTTGCCCTCGCACGAGCACCTGCGCCTCCTCGACTTCGACGGCGGCCTCGCCAAACAGAGTCTTCAGCTGCTCCGCCACCGCAATCACCTTCGCCTGCTGTGCCGCGCGCGCGAGTTCGGCACCTCGTTTGATGAGCGCCGCCATCATCCCCGCACCTCTTCGCAACGCATTACAATCCGGTCCTTCTGCCGCGGATCGTCGAGGAGCTGGCGCACCATCAGCTTGCGTGTGTTCCAGCTGATCCTCTGGTCGATCGCGATCCCCTCGCGGGCGCGAATCGTAACCCGGTACTTCGGCATCGCGCTCAGCGCCTGCGCTTCGGTTTCCGGCCCGACGCTCTCAAGCGCGACACTCGCCAGGCATCGGCACACTTGCTCCCAACCGGGTTCCTGCAATCCCATCGCGTTGCGTGTCGAAATCGGTTGCTCGATCAGAACACGCTCGCGCAGGGTTCCCGCGAACTCGACGGTCATGCGAGCCTCATCCGCCGATACGGCCGCCACAGCGCCGTCACCGCAGCCGGCGGCTCGCCTCCATCGCCGTCTCGCGCGGTGAATAGATGCGCGACCAGCCGCAGCACGCCTTGGCGGATCGGCTCGGGAACGCCGTTCTCATCCGGCGCGAGACCCGCGGTACCGCTGACCCGCAACCGCATCGCGTCGCCGACATCGACGAGCCGAACCCAACCGTCGCCGCTTGAATCGATATCGATCGAATAGCTGCTGCTCGGCAGCGCCGTGACCGCGCCGTTGGCGTCCACCGCTTCCACGCTGATGATCGACTGGACCGGGCCGGGCTCGATCCGCTCCCATTTGCCGCTCGCCGGCACGTCTGTCGTAAAGCTCCGCGCGATCACGATCTGGCCGATGAACGCCTCGCACAAGGCGCTCGCCGTGCGGATGAGTCCCGCGAGCAGCGCTTCCTCCTCGCCGGTCTCGATCCGCACATAAGCCTGCGCCTCGCTCATCGTCACGGCGGGCACAGCCAATCCCTGCGCCGCCATCACCTGTTCTCCACGCGCAGGACAATCGACCGCCGGTCGGTCCGGCCCGATTGCAGGACCACGTCATTCACCAACCGATACAAGCGGCCGGGAAGCCCGCCGCCGACCTTTACCGTGGAGCTGGTCGCGTCGAAGTCGTCGCCGACGATGGCCACGCCACCACTCTCGTCCGGGTCCACCGACCACTGGCTCTCGGCGATCAGGTCGCCGAGCAAATATTCAGTGCCCCAATCGACGGAATAATCCAGGACCGCCTCGGGGTCCTTGAGCACAAGTGTCATCTCGATCCTTTGCTTGGGTCAGCCGAAGCGGAAGCTCAGCGCGGTTCCGGAGGCGCGACGATGTCGCTCTTGGCGACCAACAGGCGATTCGCCGGCGCCTTGCTCGTTGGCTTCTTCGAGCTTCCGACTCCCGGTTGAGAGGAGATCGGCACTTCGCTCAGCGAGCTCGCTGCGATGCTCATCTCTAGCTCCCGATCAGCCCATGCGTGCGGAGGTCTGCGTCGTAGGCAACCAGCCGTGCTTCGAGCGTCGCGATCCGGTTCAAGGCCCCCTGGAGCTCAGACGCGGTATAAGTTGCCGACGCAGTGCCGGCCGCGACGGCGGCGAACACGCCGCGCGATGCAGTGCCGGTCGCCGCGGTCCACCCCGAGATTCTCGCGCCAATGACCTGCGTTCCGTTGATCGAATAGGATCGGCCGGCTGCCGCCAGGTCGAGCCCGGATGTATTCAGCTTGGCGAGATCGCAGGCGCTCCACGAAGTTCCGAAAAAGATGTCGGAGGCCTCGATGTGCGCCCGCTGATAGGCGCCACCCGGGCTGTTGTATGAAATCAGCCAGTTGCCGAACCCTGTGCCGCCGCTCCCGACATGCCACCCTCCCCCGCTGGCACCCGGGACGGCACCGGTCATGGTGCCGCCGAGCCAGGCGGCCGCACCCGCAGAGGTGCCCGTGGAGATCAGGCCGCCCCGGAAGGTACCGGTGCTCGCCTCGAGGTTCCTGTTGTAGACCGTGCTGCTGCCGAACGAGATTCCGTTCCAGCCCGAATAGGGGGCCATTCCCACGGAGTTGAAAAAGGCCGCGCCGCCGTTTGCGGCAATGAAGCTGGTCCCGGTTTCGAGGTAGGACGAAACGACGTTCGTCACCGCCCCACTGTAGGTGACAGCAATGCCGAGATTGAAAGCCCAGTGGCAGCCGAAGAAGTAATTGCCGAGCAGCGACATATCGAGCACGCCGACTTCGGGACCGGCGAAGTTGCATGCCGTGAAGCAATTGACCTGGGCATCCGTGCCTTCGAGGACGACTCCCGCCTTGGCCCCGCCGAAGTAACAATTGTGGAAGGTGCCGCTGTCGGCGTTCGATCCGTCGTTGGTCGAGCCGCGCAGGAACGCGCCGAGCCCTTCCGTGCCATAACCGAAGAACACGTCGCGGCACGACACCTTGACCGTGCTGTAAAGTGCCGCCGGCGCGTGCCGGAGGACGGCATTGGTGACCGACTGGACCTGGCCGCCCGGATTGTCGATCGTCAGCGTCGCCGTTCCGCCGCCCGACTGGATCTCGGCGACTAGCGGGAACCTCACGGTGTAGCTCGCGCCCGAGACTGTCGCCGTCGCGTTGTTCGACAATGTGATGGTTGTCGTTGTCCACGCCGTGACCGTCGTCCCGGCCGGAAGCCCCGCGCCTGCAATATCGATCTGTTGACCGATATAGACGCCCGGATTGCCGATGAAGGTCGGCGCGGTCGTGGTCACTGTCACGGAATTCGTTCCAGCCGTGACCGCTGCGCTGCGATCCAGGATCGCCAGGGACGGGCCTCCACCCTCGAGCCACACGATCTGCTTATCGGCGAAGTTCGCCGCCCCGCTCGATAGAGTGACCGTGGTCGGCGAGGCGGTGTTGTACGATGCGACGGCCGTCGTGCCGAGCCCGCCCGCTTGGGCGATGCTGATATTCTCGAGCTGGAAATAACCGGCCGTTGCGTTCGCCCCGCCGTGCTTCACTCGAATGCCGGTCGAGCCTGCCGGGAATTTGAGAACGGTTGCGCCATTGGGCGTACTTCCGTCGTAACCGCCCATGCCGTGGCCGGTGAGCCGATGCGGCCGGTTGAACCGAATGTCGCGGTCGACATTTGTCACGTTCGGCGGCGCAAGCATCCAAACTGCCCGGCCAAGGAGCGCCTCGACGCTCTCCGCTCGAGCGGCATTGTTCGCAGTGCCATCGGCAAAGCCGAACCAGGAGAGCTGGATCGGGCCATCGATCTGCCGGACCCACGCCCCCGATGCCCCAGTCGAGTCGGACGAACGCGCGACGTAGATGCCCTGATAGGTATCCGCCGCCACTTTCGCTGCAAGGTTCGAGCTGTCGAACACGAACAGCCCTTCCCTTCCGGCCTCCGTCAGCAGGACCGGAAATTGCAGCTGCGCCGCTGCAGCTATGGCATTTCGGTTTGCCGCGACTGCGGTTCCGCCGCTCGCGGATCCCGCGCCCGACTGCATATTGTTGAACCATTCGGCCGCGGCGATCAGCGACAGGCTCTTGATGCCGCTGCTGAAGTTGGTCTTGATCCCGCTGATCGGGTCGCGGCTGATGGTTCCGTCCGCCTGCAGCGTTCCGCGGCCGACCTCCCGCTCGATCGGCTTGTCGATGCCGATCGCGGAATAATAGAAGCTGTCGCCGACCTGCAGCGCGGACGCGAAGCTCGCGTAACCATTGACGGTCACGCCGAGCACGAAGTCGCCGGTGCCGGTCGTCATCGTATAGTTGCGCACGAGGTCGACGAAAGTCGGCGTGAATGACATCCGCCAATTCTCCACATTGTTCGATTTGATTGGGACAGCCGGCAGCGCCACCGCGGCCCCCGTCAATTGAATGACGGACCGGCGCGTGAAGCTCGCACCAAATGCTAGTTCGTCGGCAACCATGTTCCGATCCCCTCAGCTCCGTGGAGCGCAAACAACGCACCAAAGGCTGGAAGGGATCGGAGGGTTTGGGGGCGAAGCCCAGGGGTTGCTTCGCCCCCGCGACGGCTCAGGCGAACTTCAGAAGCTTGATGCTTTCGGAGTTCACGACCTGGCCGCCGATCCGCTTCGTTGCGTAGAAGTGGACATACGGTTTGTGCGTGTACGGATCGCGCAGGATCGTCGTCGCATTGCGCTCGGCGATCACATAGCCGGCCTTGAAGTTGCCGAACGCGATCGACAGGCTGTTCGCGGCGATGTCGGGCATGTCCGCCGCCTCGATCAGCGGATAGCCGAGCAGGCTCGCCGGCTGGCCCGCCGCCAGGCTCGGCTGGAACATGAAGGCGCCGTCCGCGGTCTTGAACTTGCGCACGGCCGCGGCCGTCGCCGAGTTCATCACGAACACCGCGCCCTGCCGATAGGGTGAACGCAGGCTTTGAACCAAATCGATCAGCTTGTCGGCCGGATTGCTCGCGGGGAAAGCGCCGGCCGCGCCGGTGCCGATGAACTGCAGCGTGCCCATCGGCCGCGCGCTGTCGACGGTCGCCGCGCTGGGCGAGCTCAGGAAGCCAAGCGGCTGGCTGACACCCGTGCCGCTGACGAAAGCCGCGCCCTCGGCCCGGGCGAACTCGCTCGCGATCTCCTGTGCCAGGAACGTCTCGACGTCGAACATCGCGTCGTCGAGCATCTGCTGCGAGACCGCCGGATTGGCATAGAGGTCGCCCGAAGCCGGGACGACCTCGATGAACGCCGGCGTGTTCGTCTCCGGCCGAGCCGCCTCGAACCCGACCCAGCCCGCCGGAGTCCCGCCGCTCGCGATCAGCTTGCGATAGCCAGCGCTTCCGACCTTCACGACATTGGCGATTGCTCGGATCGGCGAGATCGAAGCCAGCGTCTGGTCGATCACCTCATCGATCTCGCGCGGCACCGCATAGCCGCCGATCGCGTCCGACGAGGATCCGATCGCCTTGGTCTCCAGCCCGGTTTCGATCCCGCGCCGGATATACTGGTCGACGAACGCCGAAGCCTCCGCCGACTTCACCCCGTCGAGCCCAATGCGCTCCAATGGCGCGCGCTGCGCAGCGATCACCCCCGCGGCGATTTTCGCCTTCAGAGTTTCGAGCTCCGCCTTGAGCGCGGCGACCCCGTCGTCCTCGTCCTCGAACGCATCGAACGACTGCTCGAGCGCATCCGCCTTCACTTCCACCATTCCTTCGTCTCCTGTGCAAAACCCATGAAAAAAGGGCCGCGGAATCCGCGACCCTCACTTCGATTTCGAACAGCTAGCGCTGTTCGTTACCTGTCGTTACGAAATCCGCATGATCCCATACCAAGCGAATGAATTGTTCAGGCCGTACCTGTCGTCCGGCGAGCGCGTTCTTTGGTCCAGCCAGCCCAAGCAGGGCTTGGCATTGAGCGGCAGCGATGCCCTGCTAATTCCGTTCAGTCTCATGTGGGGTGGCTTCGCCATTTTCTGGAACGTTGGCGTCTGGTCTTTCCCAAAGACTGGGGAAAATATCGACTGGTTCATGAGACTTTGGGGCCTGCCGTTCCTGGCTGTCGGCATTTACCTGATAGTCGGCCGCTTCTTTTACGATGCATGGCTCAGAAAGCACTTGTTCTATGCGGTCACGGATCGGCGCGTGCTAATCCTTCGCGGAGTTCGTTCGTCGAAGCTGACTTCGCGCGATTTCAAGTCGCTGCCAATGCTCGAGCTTACCGAACACCGCGACGGCACTGGCACGATTGCATTTGACTCCGATGAGGTCGGTTATTCTATGCTGGGCCGAAGGCGCGGGTTTGCCGGATGGACCCGGACCGCGACACCAAACGCGCAATTCTTCCGGATCGACAATCCACGCAAGGTGTACGAGCTGATCCGCAACCAATCTCAGGTTTGAGGTTCAACCGCATGCACCCGAGCCTTCGGCTGCATCGGGTTCGCCACTAAACTCACCTCCACCAGGTCGAGTTCGACCAGCTCGCGTAATCCACCCGCGCTCTTCGCCTCCCGAACGCGATACCCGAAGCTCAACCCGTCCACCTTCCCGTTCCCGAGCAGCCGCGCCGCGCGCGTATCCCCGACCGCCGCGATCACCCGCAACCCGCGCTGATCCTCCGACAAATGCTCGATCCGCCCGATCACCGAGCCCGCCCTGTGCTGCCACAGCAGCGGCACCCCGTTCGCCCGCTCCAGCGCTCGCAGGAACGCCCCCTTGCGCACGATGTCCCCGCTCTTGTCCGGCCGGTCGAACACCGCCGCGTAGCCCGCAAACCGTAAGCCCCTCTCCCCACCGCGGGAGAGGGGTTGGGGAGAGGGGGCGTCCCTCATCGAACCACCAGATCCGTCAGCCGCAGCCGTACGGCGATCCCGATCAGCACCATCGCGCACGCGAGCCGCACCACCCACGTCACCACGGCGCGCCAGGCGCTGCGCTTCGCGTCGCGCCACGCCGACAGAAGCTCGCGCAGCTCGTCCATGTCGCGCCGCGCCCGCTCGTCATCGAGTCCCAGCGACGCCAGCGCCCGCCGCGCTCCAGCCTGGCTCGATTCCTCGACCAGCGCCCGAAGCGTGATCAGGTCCACGCCGCGACCCTCGGCCTGCGCCATCAGGCTCGCGAGCAGCGCCTCCGCGCTCATTGTCCCGCTCATTCCGGCTGCTCCTTGAACCCGAGCATGTCGCGCTTTTCGGCGTCGCTGAGAAAGCTCGCTCCACCGACCGCCTGCCACAACGCCGCGCGATCCTCGGCCAGCTCGCTGATCTGGTCGGTATCGACCGCCAGCTTCACCGGCCCCATCCAGTCGCTCAGCATCGTCGCCAGGCCGCTCAGGATCCGGTTCGCCATCGGCAGGATCGTCTGCCGGTACAGCGCACGCCCCGCCTCCCGCGCATTGGCATATGTCGCATCCCCGGGCAGCCCCACCAGCACGGGCGGCACTCCGAATGCCAGCGCGATGTCGCGCGCCGCGCCTTCCTTCAGTGCGACGAAATCCATGTCCGCCGGAGTCAGGCTCAGCGCCTGCCACTTGAGGCCGCCCTCGAGCAGCATCGGTCGGCCGGCATTGCCGGTCCCCGAGAATTCGCTCGTCAGCTCTTCCTTGAGGCGCTTGAACTGCTCGGCAGAAAGCGCGCTTCCGTCGGCCGGCTCATAGCTCAGCGCGCCCGACGGCCGCGCCGCATTGTCGAGCAACGTCCTGTTCCACTTCGCCGCGCGATTGTGCACCGATGCCGCGGCAATCGCCGCCTCGGTGCATCCCATGCCATAATGATCGTCGCGCGGATTGAGCGCTTTGATTTGCGCCATCTGCTGGCGCCCTAAAGCGTCCAGCCGGTCGTAGCGCGTCACCTGCGCTCCCGCGCGATAGAGATAGGCGACCGGCCAGCCACGCTCGTCGCTGACGACCTGCACCCGCTCCGGCCGAAGGAGGCAAAGCTCGACCGGTTGGTCGGAACCATCCGCGATGAGCTGCACATAGGCATTGCCGTGAAGCAGCAGGTTCGCCGTGACGGTCTCGAGCAACCCGTCGGCCTGGACCAGCGCGCCTGCCTTGCCGTCGCCCTCGACCACGTCGATCGTGAGGCTGCCGAGCATGCCCGAGACCAGCCGTACGGCGCGCTGTCCCACCGGGTTGCGCCGGTACACCTCCTCGAACTGCTCGGAATAGGAGCGAGCGAACCCCACCTCCGTTGCGTCTGTTTGCAACCACGCAGGCACAAACGGCCTCGCGTCCGCCGGCGCGCTCTTGCGCCCGAACCACCACCCCATGCTCGCTCCTAAAAAGAAGGGCTCCCGAAGGAGCCCCTGAT